GTCGTAACCCTCATAATTTTACATAAAGGAAAAACAAAATGGCATTAACATCTCCAGGCGTACAAGTAACCGTAACGGACGAAAGTCAGTATTTACCTGCGCCAACAAACTCAGTTCCTCTTGTTGTTCTAGCTACAGCACAAAATAAAGCAGACCCTACAGGTACTGGTGTTGCTCAAGCTACTACAGCGGCGAACGCGGGTAAACTATATCAAGTAACAAGCCAGAGAGATTTGGTATCTTTGTATGGTACCCCATTCTTCTATACAACTTCAAATGGTACACCAATTCAAGGTTACGAATTGAACGAATACGGTCTACTAGCGGCATATAGCTTGCTAGGTGTTACAAACCGTTGTTACGTTCTACGTGCTGACATTGACTTGGCTAGCTTGGTAGGCCAAACAGGTCGCCCAACTGGTGCACCTGCAGACGGCACATGGTGGTTAGATACTACAAACTCAACATGGGGTATCTTCTCTTTCAACCAAACAACTGGTCAATTCACTTCTCAAAATCCTATCGTTATTACTGATTTACAGTATCTAACTGGTGGCGTAGCGACAGGTGTTCCAGTAGCTAGTTTGGGTAACGTTGGTCAGTATGCAGTTGTTGCAATTCAACCAACTACGTTGAATCCTGTAAGCGCAAGTACATATTACTACAAGACCACGGCAAATGAGTGGGTAGTAGCAGGTTCAGTTGATTGGTTAGGTGATATTCCTACCGTTACTGGTACTGCAAGCAACCCAACACTAACAGCTGGTAACCAATTCGGTATCGGTGTAGATGGTTACTTCTCTGCAACCATCACTGTTCCAAACAGTCCAAACAACACTATTGCTGGTGTTGCGAACGCAATCAATGCTTTAGGATATGCAGATATCAAAGCGGCAGTACGTTCTGGCAAGTTGTGCATTTTCTCTGAACAAACAGAAAATAGCCCAGTAGCTAGCGATTATATCGTGATTAGTCAAATAAGTGCGTACACTGTATTGACTGATATGGGTATCTCAGCTGGTACATATCGTCAACCTGCTTTATCATACGGCACTTCTGCACAGATGCCATTGTGGCAAGCAAGCCAAGCACAACCACGTCCTACTGGTTCAGTATGGATCAAAGTTGGCGCATCTGGCAACGGTTTAAACCCAGTAGTATCTCAGTATTCAAGTGCAACTGCTTCATGGAAAGCAAAATCTGTAGCACTAGGCACTTCTGACTGGGAAGTTAACTCTACATTAGACAGCACTGGTGGCAAGATGATTCCAGCAGGCACCGTCTATGCTCAGTACTTCTATGACAACTACTACAACTTGGCTCCAATATATCTATGGGAGCGTATCGCTACAGGTCCAACTGTAGTAACAGGTACAGAAACAACAGTTTCAACACCAGGTGGTGATGTTTTCGTAACTGTAAGTTTACCAGGTGAGCCAACAATTAACAATGGCGGTTATACTGTCTCTGTTACAGCAAGTGGCGATGCAACTGATTTCGTAACTGCATGGACTAGCGCAAACATTCCATACACAACTGCTACAGTAACAACAAGCGGTGCAGTTCAAATTACCCATACCGCAGGTGGTGCAATCCAACTTACCGATTTTAGTGATAACTTGGGTGCCCTAGGTTTAGTGGCAGGTGTTACAACTGGTGTAAAGTATGGTGAAGGTATCTCCATTCCATATCGTGTTACTCAAACTTCTACAACTGGTAGCGGTACAGGCGCACATATCAGTTTGACTTCATTGTACGGTGAGTACTATCTAGATGGCGACGGCATTGCTTCAGGTGACGGTGGTTCAGGCTACGCAGTTGGTGATAGCATCACTATCGCTGGTACATCATTAGGTGGCACAACTCCAGCAAATGACTTAATTGTGAAAGTTGCATCAGTTAGTGGTGGCGCAATCACATCAGTTACATTCGTATCTGGCACAGCACAAGTTTACTTGACAACAGTATTCAGTAACTGGGTATCATTTGATTACACAGCTAACGAAGGTGCACCAGTAGCGATTCCAGCTAACAATACAAACTGGTTCTTCTCAGTTGTTGATCAAGTTGATATCATGGTTAACTATGGTGGAAACTGGAAAGGCTATCGCAACCAACAGTATGACTTGAACGGTTTCCCTATGACTGGTTCAGGCAATACTGATCCTAACGGTCCTATCGTATCTCCAAGTGAGCCAACAACACAAAGTGATGGCACTGCATTGGTATATGGTGACTTGTGGATCAACACAACCGATCTAGAAAACTATCCAGTAATCAACCGTTGGCAATCTGTCAACAACGTTGATCAATGGGTAACTCTAAACAACGCTGACCAAACAAGTTCAACTGGTGTATTGTTTGCCGATGCACGTTGGGCAACAACTGGTGACGTTAACCCAGCGAATGATCCAATTCCATCTATCACTAGTTTGCTAACAAGCAACTACTTAGACATTGATGCTCCAAGCTCAAGTTTGTATCCAAACGGTATGTTGATTTTCAACACACGCCGTAGTGGTTATAACGTCAAGCGTTATGCAGTTAACTACTTCAATAGCGCAAGTTTCCCTAACGATGATATCCCTGCTCAAACTGATGCATGGGTTTCTGAGAGTGGTCTACAAGCTAACGGTGCACCATACATGGGTCGTAAAGCACAACGTAACATGGTCGTCAAGGCTCTACGTTCTGTAATCGACACAAACACTGATATCCGTGACGAAGATAACTTCTTCAACTTGATGGCTACACCTAACTATCCAGAACTACAACCTAACATGGTTGTGTTGAACGCAGATCGTGGCGAAACAGGCTACATCATTGGTGATACACCAATGCGTCTATCTGATAGTGCAACTGATATCCAAGCATGGGCAACTAACGCCGCCGGCGCAGAAGCTACAGGTGAAGATGGTCTAGTTACACGTAACACTTACTTGGGTCTATTCTATCCAAGTGGTATTACAAGCGACTTGTCAGGTAACTTAGTTGCCGTTCCAGCATCACACATGATGCTACGTACATTCCTACGTAACGACACTATTAGCTATCCATGGCTAGCGGCCGCCGGTACTCGTCGTGGTACTATCGACAACGCTACAAACATCGGTTATATCGATAGCACAACAGGTGAATTCATCACTATCAAGACTCGTCTTGGCATTCGTGATGTATTGTATATCAATGAAATCAACCCATTGGTATTCTTCACTGGTATCGGCTTGTTGAACTATGGTAACAAGAATAGCTTCAATAGCTCAAGTGCATTGGATAGAACTAACGTATCTCGCTTGGTTGCTTATATCCGTAGACAACTAACACTAGCAGGTCGTCCATTCGTGTTCGAACCTAACGATCAGTTGACTCGTCAACAGTTCACTGGTGTTGTTCAATCCTTGATGGTTGACTTGGTTGCTAAACGTGGTCTATACGACTATCTAGTTGTATGTGATGACTCTAATAACACTCCTGCTCGTATCGACAGAAACGAATTGTGGTGTGACGTTGCAATTGAACCTGTTAAGGCCGCTGAATTCATCTATATCCCAGTTCGTATTTTGAACACAGGGGCATCATTGAAGTAAGCTAAATGAGAGGGTGCCGAGAGGCACTCTCCCAATGATAAATATACATAACAGGAGAATTAAAAATGGCAACAGCCTCACAATCATTGTTTAACATGACAGTAGCATCCGATAACGCTGGTGGTAACCAGGGTCTATTGATGCCTAAACTACAGTTCCGTTTCAGAGTTAACTTCTTGAACTTCGGTACAAATACTAGCACTGTTGAGTTGACAAAACAAGTTATTGACTGCGCCCGTCCGCAAGTTCAATTCCAAGAAATCACATTGCCAGTTTACAACTCAACATTGTATCTAGCTGGTAAGCACCAGTGGCAAACTCTATCAGTTAACATCCGTGATGATGCATCTGGTTCAGTTTCTAAATTGGTTGGTCAGCAACTACAAAAGCAAATGGACTTTGTTGAGCAGGCATCTGCGGCAACAGGTCAAGACTATAAGTTCCAAATGAACATCGAAATCTTAGATGGTGGTAACGGTACATCCGCACCAGTTGTCTTAGAGACATGGGAACTATATGGTTGCTTCTTACAGACAGCTAACTACAACACATTGAACTACGGCACAAACGAAGCTGTAACAATTTCATTGACAGTACGTTTCGACAACGCAATTCAGGGACCATTGGGTTCTGGTGTTGGTACAAGTGTTGGTCGTGCGTTAGGTGGAGCAACAGTTACCGGTATTGGCTCTGGCCAATAAGCATAAATAAATCTAGACATTTAAACTATTATGGCTGGATTTATTCAAAACTTACTACAAGACGCTACCGGAGCATTCTTCGGTAGCGATTACTTGCGTGATTATACTCATGCTAGTAAAACATTTAGGACTAACTCTTATCAGTACGCTCCTAAATTAAAATTTCTATTCCACGTTGTTTTCGAAACCAACACCGAAGCATATCCAGCTGGTGGTGCAGGTCAAAACTTTGGTTTAGCTGTAAAGACAATCAAGTTGCCTGACTTCTCTATCGAAACTCAGACAATGAATCAGTACAATAGAAAACGCATTGTACAATCTAAAATCAAATACGAACCAATCAACGTTTCATTCCACGATGACAATGGCAACATGATTCGTAATTTGTGGCAAGGTTATTATAATTACTACTATAAAGATGGTAGACAATCCGAAGTAATGTTCGCCGGTACAAAGGGTTCCAAGCAACCAACTGTACTTAATCCAGGCGGTGGCCAATCATCTGCGACATTAACAAACTATAACGCAAAAACAACTTATGCACCTGATATTTCAGGTAATGCAGATTGGGGCTATGTAGGTGAATCTACTACGGGCAGTGATGTTAAAGTTCCATTCTTTAAACAAATTACGATCTTTGGTCTAAATCAGCACCAATGGTCATCATATACACTGATTAATCCAGTGATTACTCGCTTCTCCCACGATACATATAACTATGCAGAGGGTGGTGGTACAATGGAAAATCAAATGACAATCGACTATGAGACAGTTGTATATGACTCTGGTGCACTTGATGGTAGCAAACCAGACAACATCTTAACAGGATTTGGCGATAACGCAACTTATGATAGAACAGTAAGTCCTATTGCTCGTCCAGGTTCTAACGCTACTATTTTAGGTCAAGGTGGCCTAATCGATGGTGCTGGTGGTGTAGTACAAGGTCTACTACAGGGTGATTTGAATGGTCTATTGAAGGCCGCACAGTCTGCTGGTACTACCTATAATACATTCAAAAATCAAAACGTCAGTCAACTTGCAAAACAAGAAGTCGTGTCAGGTATTACTAACGCAATTCAACAGACACCAAACCGCAACATAAATAGCATTATACCAATGTTTGGATCTACTCCACAAACATCAGGCACTGCTGGTCAGACTCAAGGTCAAGCCGCACCTGTGAATATAGGCAGTACTCCAACTTCTGGCACTAGTAAATAATAGGACAAATAATGCCTCAAATCTTAGACACTCGCAATTCATTAGATAACACAGTAAAGATTTTCGATAGCTTTTATGCTTTCGATTTAAATGTAAATGCAGACCAATATGATATTGTTCATGGCTATTTTACATCAGTGTGTGATACAAAAAACATTGCAGACAACTTCACTGCCGTATTCTTTAGAATTGCACAAGAAACTGGCATCAATGTACTAGATTTGCTAGATCAAATCAAGGGTACAAAAAAGATGGAAATGAATCAAGTGATGGCATATTACTTGAATAGTTTCAAATCTAGAACAAGTTTATATGGCATTGCAGTAGAGCCAAAATCTAATCAGCCAGTAGCACGTAACATCGTTCAGTAACATGGCTAATTGGGCACAAGGAATATACACTCCTAAGAATCCTGAGAAATATGTAGGCAAACATGCGCCTAAATATCGTTCAGGATGGGAAATGACATTCATGACATTCTGTGATTCAAACAAGAATGTATTATATTGGGCAAGTGAAGCTATAAAGATTCCATATCGTAGCCCACTTGATGGCAAAATACACCAATATATCCCTGATTTCTTTGTAGTATATCAAAATAAAAATGGTCAAAAGATTGCAGAAATGGTTGAAATCAAACCAAAGAAGCAAAGTCTAATTGAAAGTAGAAAAGCCAGTGCTAAGGATCGTGCTATTGTGGCAGTGAATCATGCAAAATGGGCAAGCGCAATGGCATATTGTAAAGCTCAAGGTTACACATTCAGAGTCATCACCGAAGATGACCTTTTCTATAATGGTTCAAGAAAGTAAATAAATACTTTCATGACCAAAAAACTCAACGAATTATTTGATCTTCCTGAAGACGACAACGATATGGGATTAACTATTCCCATTCCTGTCAATGCTCAGGAAGTCACTACTGATGCAATGGACAATCTAGAAAAGATTGAAAGTGCATTGCCAGCAGTTAAAGGACTCGAAGCCGCAGACGGTGAAATGGACGAGTTAGCGGCACTAGCAACTAACAGCTACAAAGACTTAGTAGACTTGGGAATGCAAGTTGACAGTCGATTTGCTAGTGAAATTTTCAATGCCGCAAGCAGTATGTTAGGACACGCAATCACTGCCAAGACTGCAAAGATCAATAAAAAGCTCAAGATGTTGGATCTACAATTGAAGAAAGCTCAATTGGATCAAAAGGTGGCATCCAAAGTCGAAGAAGTCGAGAATACCCCAGTTGGAGAAGGTAAAGCATTAGATCGTAATGAACTACTACGAATGCTTGCCGACAAAACTGAGGAACAATGATAAATATATAATACAGGATTTTAAAATGCGAAGCCTAAAACAATACATAATGGAAAGTGTAAAAACATACAATTACACTATCAAAATCGCCGGTGAAGTCGATAAAAACTGGGTAGACATGTTCAAGCACAACTTGACCAAGTTTGACCCTGTGAAAATATCTGACCCAATCAGCACACCTATTCAAAAAGATCCATACGGATTTCCTAACGTATCTAATCAGCCAGTGACTATCATTAAAGCTGAGTTTAGATATCCAGCAACTGAGCCAATGATTCAACAAATTGCACAGTTGTTAGGTTATAACCTAAACATGGTTCGAGTTATCGGCGCACAGTTCGACGATAGTATCAACAGTGAATCAGACGCATATGCAAATGAAATGAAGCATAGCCCAGTCCTAACTCATGAAGAATTAGAAGAACAACCTGGTGCTAAAGAAGCCAATAAAGCATACGCTGGATCATACTTGCAATCTATTAAAGATCAAATGCAAGGTTCAAAGATTGATATTCCATATGCGGGTAACAAAACTCCAGATGCGTTTGATCCATTCAAGCCATATCTAGATGACAAGGCACAGGGTGACAATAGTCCTATGACTAAGATTACTCGTCCTCCAAAGCCACAAACTGGCGCTAATAAATAATTCAAAGGAATAATTGAAATGAATTTCAAAGACATGCTAGCAAAAATGAGCCAGTTGAGCGAGGCTACTAAAGAAGTCAAGGGTGGCAAGATTCACACCGCTGACGCAGGTGGATATGGTCGTAAAGTCGATGCTTCAGGCGATGACGACGAGCCAAAGAAGAAACGTGGTGGTCAAGAGAAAGACTCTGGTCCTAAGTTCGATGCACCTACAAAGGGTGATATCTTCGGTCGTACTTCTGGAGAAGCTCCAAAAGGTAAAGAAGGTAGAAAAGTTACGCCTATCAAAGACGGCGATAGCAAAGATGATGGTACAGGTGACGAGCCAAAAGCTAAAAAAGGATTGAAAGAGTATTTCGATTCTCTAGATAAAGCGTTGAATGAAGCTGACCAGATTCAAATCAAACCAGCATCACAAATGCCTAAGCAACCAGGTCAAACCTCATTAGGCGCTAAACCAGTTCAACCAGGTCAACCACAACAAGTTGCTGGTCAACCACAAAAGAATACTCAAGTTATCGCACAAGGTAACAAGACATTAGGTACAGTTGATAACCCACAATTAGCACAACAGATTAAGCAATCTATTGGCAAGGGTGAAATGACATTGATGCCAGGCGAAGCAATGGCAGAAGGTGAAGACGAAGGTAAACCAGGTAAGAACTTTGCAAAGATTGCCAAGTCTGCCGCAAAACACTATGGATCAAAAGCCGCAGGTGAACGTGTAGCTGGCGCAGTTCGTGCTAAGTTAATGAAGGCAGGCAAGATCAAAGAAGCTGAAATCCCATCACATGATGGCGATGAAGGTGCTAACTTAGGTGCCGGCCGCAGTGATGCATTCTTAGAAAGTGCTAAACCAGACTTCTTGGATATGGACAAAGACGGCAACAAGAAAGAATCTTTCAAGAAAGCAGTTGCTGATAAAAAGAAAGTTAAAGAAAGTATGGACAATAGATTAAAGGCGGCACATCACGAAGGTCGTGCCCATGGTCTAACTGGTAAGCCACACTGTGGTAAGAACTATGATGACATGGAAGAAGCACGTATGTATCACGAAGGATACAAACAAGGATTGGACGAATGTCACGGTCAGATGCCTATCCAAGGTTATGTTGGCGAGAACAACACAGAAGTTGACGATATGGCAAGTTTCGGCGCTCATACTCCAGCTATGGAAGATGAATTCGACGAAGGCAATGCTTTCACTCGTAAGCTAGCTACTACACCAGCTGGTGGTTCATTCAAACTAGGTGGCAAGTCATTCACTGATAACTCTGGCTATGACGCTAAAGTGTTTGAATCATGGGATAATCAATTGAATTCTCTATTGACTGAGTATAACACAATTCAAGAAGGTTTGAGTGTTTCTATTTCTAAAGGTCAAGAAGGTGCACCTGATTCAGTATCAGTAACAGCACAAGATGGCGAAGCAGAACAATTACTACAGTTCATTAAACAAGCTGGCCTAGGTATCTTCGGTGGTGAAGAACAAGCTCAAGTTGGCACATCAAGTCCAATGTCCGTGGCTACTGATGGTGAACCAGCTCAAACTGGCGCCAATGGTATCGAACTAGATGTTGTTGATGATCATGATGGCATGATGGATTTGATCAAGAAAGTAACTGGCGGTCAAGCACAATCAGGTCCTGCACAAGGCTTTGGTGACTCTGGCGAAGATGAACACGATCATGATCACGAACACACTGACGAAGAAACATGCAACGAATGTGGCATGATGGAATGCGAATGTGAAGCTGACGACAAAGAGCAAGTTGATGAAGTTGAATCAGAAGACCAAATGGAATATGAAGTAGCAGAAGACAATGCTCCTGATTCTGGTGCAACTGATACTAACTTAGAAGATCAAGATGACCAAGAAGCGAACGCATCGGCTGCCGCATATGATCAAGCTCAAGATGAAGAACAAGTTGAAGAATCATTTGCCAATAGTGCAGACGACACATTCGAATCTGATATTGACTTTATGACTAAGGTTATCTCAGGTGGCTTGAACAAGCAGAAGTCTACAGGTCAGACAACAATTCCAGTTGTTGCTAGTCAATTAAATCGTACTGTATCAGAATCAAAGATGATTAATGAATCAGTATCTGATTGGAAGAAACTAGCTGGCATTAAATCATAATTAAAGCCTAGCTCACTAAATACCCGACTTCGGTCGGGTATTTTTTTGATTGGGAAAATGATAAATACGTCATAAGGTTATTATATCATGTCCCAACAAAACATTGACTTTGGATCATTTCCAAACGATCCATCAGCGGATTCTATCCAGACTGCATTTCAGAAAGCAAACACGAACTTTACACAGTTGTTTGCCGCCAGTACAAGCACAGCAGTTACATCGATCAACCGAACCCCAGGCGCAGGCATTACTGTAAATCAGTCAACTGGCAACGTTGTGCTATCTGCGAGTATTGCATGTGTTCAGGTAGCTACCAGCTCATTAAGCATAGGTCGCAATGGCAACGGAGGCACTAGTGCTTCTATTACACAATCTAGCAGTCAAACACTGGTTATTGACATTAACCCAGATTTAGTTCAATCAAATAGCTTTGCCGAAGTAGGTGGAGGATTAGCTGGGTTCAACGGAACACTTAGTGCCG